TTCTGGAGACAAGAACAACCCAAGAGAGACGGCGCTCGCTATGGCAAAGGCTCACCGATAAGGGATAGCCCCCGGGCTTTCTAGTGGAGTGGGTTGCGCCTTTGGGAACTTTCGACCCTCAGCACCCTGAGTGCCCTAGGACAGGCACAATGCCAAGAACAGGAAAAAACTGCCTCTAATCGGCCCTAAAACGCCTTATAAAGCCCTTATAAAGCTCGGCGGGTAATCTTTACCAACCCTTAGGAAACAGGGTCAGAAAGACCCACTCGGCGCTCTTCCGCTCTTTGCATTAGCTCTTGGAGTTTGGTGAGCTTGCTTTCTTTGGAAACCTCGACAAAACCGAGCCTCGCCCTATCGGTTGGAGTGAGACCTAAAGCCCCCAAATTGCTAACTATCTGCTTATCCAACTCTCTCAGCCCAATCCTTAGCCGGGGCTGGTCGGGGTTGGCTAGGACTAGCTCTCTAAGCTCGGCCCTCTCCTCGAATTGGTCGCAAACTAGGCCCAGTAGCAGGGTGTCTAGCCGATAACTAACCCAACCGCTGCCCTCGGTTAGAACCCGCTGCCAAATGCCCCTGCCAAGCTCTCCGAGGCCCTCTGGAGGCTCTGGAAAGTCTCCTTGGGGGATAGCCACCCTAAGCCCGGGAGAGAGCACCCTGTCGGCTCTGAGAGTGCCTCTAAGCCTCTTTAGTTCGGTTGGCGTGGGCTTCCCAGTCATAACTAACCCCTTATCAAAGTCAGGCTAAAAGCTTTATCAAAGCGTTACTAATAAACACTTGCAAGCAACTTTTTACAGCTCTAGCCTATAAGCATAAGGACAGGGGCACAAATGGACAAGAAAACAGCTCTCCTATACGCCAGAGTGAGCACTAATCGACAGAAAGAAACCGGGCACAGCCTCGACAGCCAGAGCGCTCTCTTGGTCAAAGAGGCAGAGAGGCAGGGTTATCAGGTCGAGCTAATTTTGGAGAATGGCTCAGGTCGAAAAGCAAGCAGACCAAAACTCAATCAGGCAATCGAAAAACTAAACAGGGGAGAGGCCCAAGCTCTTTTCGCTTTGGACATAGACCGACTAGCTAGAAACACTCGCCACGCTTTAGAGATAGCAGACACCGCAAAGAAAAAAGGCTGGCGCTTAGTTATTGCCTCTTTACAAATTGACACCGAGACCGCCGTCGGGGAGATGATGTTAGGACAGCTTGCAATCTTTGCTCAGTTCGAGAGCAGAATGGTCAGCGAGCGAGTGAAGAGACAACACCAAGCCCGCCGAGAGCGTGGCATTACTTGGGGCTTAGACCAAGGCCCTAAGGGTGAGATAGACCTAAAGACCCGTCGCCAAATAATCAAAGAGCACAAAGCAGGGAAGAGCCTTAGACAAATCGCCAAAGGTCTCGAGGCTAAGAAAGTGCCAACCGCTCGGGGGGGTAAGTGGGAAGCTGCAACCATTAGAGCAATCTTGCAAAGCCCACAGAGTAAAGTCTTGGTAAGGGCTTGATTATGGAAAGAGCAGGGGCAGACTTCTCGGCGCTAATCGCTGCACTAAAGCAAGCGAACGCCGACCCTTTCGCCACGCTGGAAGAGCAACTAGCTCAAATAGAACTCTCGCTAGTTTCAGCCCAACTAAACCCCAACCCAATCGAGGCCGTCGAGCTTGCTTATTCACTAAAAGCCCTAAGAGAGATAGACCCTCGGGGGATAACTAGCAGCCGGGGAACTGCCGACCTCGCCCCATTCTTTGAGCAATAAATTAGAAACCCCCTGCCGAAACAGGGGGCTTACCTAAACCTCAGCAGACCAGAGAAACTCACCTGACAAGTTCGGTCTCCGGTTGTCCTTTCTGAGCTATTCCAGTCTAAGAAGCTCTTTTTACGCTTTGCAACATTTCGCCAAGTGTTTCGGCGCTCGCTAACTATGGGGGCAACCCGCCCCCCGGGGGTGTCAGTCTGTCGGAGAGGTGCTGGCGCTTTCTGCCTGTGCATAACTCGAGAATTAGCCCCCTAAAAGCCCCAGTTATCCACAGTTTTCGGGCTAAAAACTAATTCTGTAACACGCCGTCTCTAGTCTCTAAGTGCAACTTTTTACACCCCTACCATTAGGGAACTGGCACACCTGACAAGTAAGCCAGAAACCTAAACCTAAAGCCAAAGAAGGCCCAAATGAGCTTCCGAGAAGAGTGGCAGCTAGTAGCCCACCAACCAGACCTAACCCCTGCCGAGGGTGCAGTAGCCCAAGCAATAGCAAGACGGCTAAAGCCCGATAGTGAGAGCGTCCTAATCCCGCTTAGAACTCTCTTAGCCGAGAGCGTAGGGGTGAGAAGTAAAGACACCATAGAGCGGGCACTAATCAAGCTGGAGAGCCTTGGGGTTATTCAGGTAATCAAACCTCGCCCCGGCTCAAGACAGCCGAGCAAAGTTCGCTGGCTCTTGACCTGCCCCGAGGGGTGCGAGCAAGACCACAGCCGAGCGAATGAGCGACTAAGACCAGTCAAAGACAGCCCCTCTCAAAAAGCGACACGCCCCAATCCTCAGGACAAGACACGCCCCAATCCTCAGGACGCTTTAAGAAGTAAAGAAAGAGAGAGAAGCTCTTTAGTTAGTTTTATAGAACAAACACTCTCGGAGTTACCAAACCCAAGCGCCTTACACCTAGAGCTATTAGCAGCCTTGGAAAATCCGGCAGAGGTCGAGTTGGTCAGAGCAAGAGCAGACCTGCTTTTTATGAAAGCAGAGCAAGACGGCCACGCTTACCTAAAGGCCATAATTACTAGCTCGCCTCATAAGCTCAAACCCAAACCAACTCCCGAGCAAGCCCCGCCAGACTTTTCACACTTGGCCCCAGAGATAGCAGCAGCCCAAATGCGAAAGTGGGAAAAGCTACTAAGTGAGAGGGCTGTCTGATGACAGAACCAGAACTAACGCCCGAGCTTGGAGTAGTTGCCTCGGTGCTCTTAGACCCTGCTTGGAGTTGGGAAGTTATCGACAGGCTAGGACTAACCCCCGACAATTTTCGACACTCAGACGCTCGCCAAATGTTTAGCAAACTTTCTCAAATGCGAGAAGTTGGAAAGACACTCACTCAGGCCGAGTTAGCTGTCGAGCTGCCAACTCTTGCTCAGAGTGTTTGGAGAGTTACAGACCACTTTTTCTCGCCAAGCCCGGAAGTTTATGCCGACGCTGTGCTCGAAATAAATCGGCGCTATTCGATTAGAGACCTCTCGCTCTTGCTTGCTCAAGAGGCAGGAAACCCAGAGGCAGACTTGGACGCTTTGCTAGACAAGGCTTCACAAACCCTAAATAAAGTTTTAGATAAAGGCTTTACTACTCAAAGCTCGACCCTAAAAGAAGCAGCAGCCTCGGTAATAGATGACCTAGACAATCCACCGAGTTACATTCCGACCCCTTGGCCCGCCCTAAATGAAGCGCTTGGGGGGCTTAGGAAAGGCGCTTTTTATGTGATAGCTGCTCGCCCCGGAATGGGTAAGAGTTTGCTCGGCTTGCAGTTGGCTAGTGCAATCGCCAACCCAACTCGCCAAGTCGCTTTCTTTAGTTTCGAGATGAATGAAACCGAGCTGGCAACTCGAGCGCTGGCAAGTAAGACAGGGATAAACCTAAGCAAGATAGACAGGCGAGAACTCTCCGAGCAAGACAAACAAAAGCTCGCTCTCGCTTATAAAGAACTAACCGACAACCTGCACCTAATCGCAACACCGAGCAGACAGGTCAGCCAACTAAGACCAACCCTCAGAGCAATCAGAGCAACCAAAGAGGGAAGCCTCGGCGCTGTCTTTATCGACTACTTAGGATTACTCGACGCCCCGGGCCAAACGCTCTACGAAAAAGTAACCAAAATTAGTGGGCAACTAAAAAGCCTCGCTATGGAGTTAGACATTCCGTTAGTGGCTTTGGCACAGCTAAACCGAAAGGCAGAGGAAAGACAAGGCTCTCCCTCACTTGCCGACTTGAGAGATAGTGGCTCAATCGAGCAAGACGCCGACGCTGTTTTGATGTTGTCGAATGATGACAGCGGTCACCTATCGCTCACCATTCAGAAAAACCGCCAAGGGCCTCTCGGCTCTTTCACCGGGCTAATAGACCGCCCAACTATGACCATAAAAACCTTTACTAAGGATTAGCAAAGTGACAGGAAAAAAACCAAAGAAAGACGACGCTCTCAGGGCTTGGCTCTCCCCCTTGCTCAAAGAAACCCTCGAGCGTGGAATGGACACTAGCGGGGAAGTTCTGATAGCTGGCAAACCACCCGAGGGGCAGCTTTACGGCCCTTTTGATTATGTTTTATTCGGTCAGTTACTAATCAGGCGCTTAGGTTGGGAGAGCACTTACCCGGCAGAACCTAACGGCGAGCGCCGACCAAATGAAGCTGCTTAGTCATTAGTAACGCTTTATAAACCCCTAATCAAACACGCCCACCAAAGCTCGACCTAAGACCTCTCAAGGCATAACCTCGAGGCGTGAAAGATTACCTAAACATAAATGAAGCAGCCAAACTAACTGGCCTCAGTATCCCGACCATTCGGCTCAAGCTCGAGCGTGGATTACTACCAAACGCCTCTCAGGTAACTCAGGGTCAGCGGAAGTTCTGGCGTATCCCGCTTAGTGACCTAATCAGCGCTGGCCTCTTAGACAAGGTGACACCTGTCGAGGAAAAGGCAGCCGTAAGAAGTGACGCTCTCGAAATCGAGATAGACCGACTAAGAGCAGAACTAGAGCACACCAAAGAGCTACTAAGGCGAGCGGATAAAGAGATAGAGACTTATCGCCCAATAGTTCTAAATGTTCTGGAGACAAGAACAACCCAAGAGAGACGGCGCTCGCTATGGCAAAGGCTCACCGATAAGGGATAGCCCCCGGGCTTTCTAGTGGAGTGGGTTGCGCCTTTGGGAACTTTCGACCCTCAGCACCCCGAGTGCCCTAGGACAGGCACAATGCCAAGAACAGGAAAAAACTGCCTCTAATCGGCCCTAAAACGCCTTATAAAGCCCTTATAAAGCTCGGCGGGTAATCTTTACCAACCCT